AAACACGTCAAAGATCCAATTAGCGGCCTCAAGCGGCCATACTACAGCCTAAACGAAAGAGGGGTTAAACTATTTCAAAACGTAACACAAAAACAATGAAAGTAATAAACGAAGCACACGGGGAAGATTGGAGCATTTACAACGCTGATTGCGTATCATTCGCGTCAGGAATGCCTGATAACTCAATAGGACTCAGCGTCTATTCTCCACCGTTCGCAAATCTCTACATCTACGGAGATTCAGTCGCGGACATGGGGAATTGCGCCAACGATCAAGAGTTTTTCGATCAATACAGATTCTTGATCAGGGAAAAATTAAGGGTAACAATCCCAGGAAGGTTGACGGCGATCCATTGCAAAGACCTTCCTGCTTATTACGGCCGAGATGGTTATTCTGGACTAAAGGACTTCCCTGGAGAAATTATCAGAGCGCATGAAGCGGAGGGGTGGAACTTCCACTCCAGGGTCACGATTTGGAAGTGTCCGGTTACGGAGAGGGAGCGGACAAACAACCACGGGCTATTGCATAAGTCGATAATGAAGGATCAATCAATGGTCAGACAAGGGATGGCCGATTACATGATCATCATGCGGAAACCTCCGATTGAAGGACTGGTGTCTGATGATCCAGTTTCTAGAGGCGGGCTTTCTCATTACGAAGGGTTGCCGGAATGCGATCCTAGAATTGAAGGCTCTTATCATCCTTCAAAATACTCAAGGAACAAGGTCGCAAGCATCGACTCAATCAACATCTGGAGGCGATACGCGGAGCCTGTCTGGTGGGATATTAACCAGCAGGAGGTTCTCAATTTTAAAGTCGCAAGGTCTGACAAAGATGAGAAGCACATCTGCCCACTGCAATTAGGCGTTATCCGTCGATGCATTCAGCTTTGGAGTAATCCAGGAGACGTTGTATTTTCACCATTTACAGGCATCGGCTCAGAGGGTGTTTGCTCAGTAGAGATGGGGAGGAAGTTCATCGGAACAGAATTGAAACCGGAATACTTCAATCAGGCAGTTGGATTTTTGAATGCAGCCGAAGAGCAGGAAAGGAGCTTGTTTTGAACTATCAGGATTTTTTAGCATCGAAGAAAATAGATGCGACTTACAACCCTATTGAACACGGGGAAATTCACGACTCACTCTTTCCATTTCAAAAGGAAGTTGTTAAGAAGTTGCTCAAAATCGGAAGGGCAGCGGCCTTTCTTGATACCGGACTAGGAAAAACAATCATCCAATGTGAATGGGCGCGACACGTTCCAGGCCCAGTCTTGATCCTAGCTCCGCTCGCGGTAGCTCAGCAAACGATTGAGGAGGCGAGAAAGTTGCTAGGACTTGAGATCAATTACTCAAAAGATGGAGTGAGAAATGGAAAGATCACGATCACAAACTATGAACGCCTTTCGCTTTTTGATCTCTCGGAATTTACTGGAGTCGTTTTAGATGAAAGTAGCATCCTTAAGGGATTCATGAGCAAGACTAAGCAAGCTCTTTGTGAGGGCTTTGCTAACACTCCTTACAAACTCGCTTGCACGGCAACGCCAGCTCCAAACGATCATATGGAGCTTGGGAATCATTCAGAGTTCCTCGGAGTCATGCCAGGGACAGAGATGCTTACTCGCTGGTTTATCAACGACCCTGCACACGTTGGAGCTTATCGGCTCAAAGGTCATGCCGTGGGGCCGTTCTGGGAATGGGTAGCAAGCTGGGCCGCTTGCGTTTCGATGCCTTCTGATCTTGGTTATTCTGATGACGGATACGCGCTGCCACCTCTCACGATTAACACTCATACTGTTACCTCACCACTACTTGAAGGAGGAGATGGAGAGTTGTTTTCAATTGCTACGGTTTCAGCAACTGATATTCACGCGACAAAAAGGCTGACTCTTGATGAGCGTTGTGAACGAGTATCTGAACTGGTTAACTCATCAAAAGATCCTTGGATTGTCTGGTGTGAGTCGAATCTCGAAAGTGAACTTCTCGCGAAGCTTATTCCTGACGGGGTGGAGGTAAAAGGTAGCGACAAGCCAGACCAAAAGGAAGATCGAATGGTCGCATTTAGCAAAGGAGAAGCTAGGGTTATCATTTCCAAGCCGTCAATATGCGGATTCGGCATGAATTGGCAACACTGCCAAAATATGGCATTCGCTTCCATCTCATACAGCTATGAGTCATTTTATCAGGCCGTTCGAAGGTCATGGAGGTTTGGTCAAAACAAGCCTGTAAATGTTCACGTATTCATTTCTGACGCCGAGCTTCCAGTCTGGAGAACAATCGAAAGGAAGTCACTTGATCACGATTCTATGAAATCAGGAATGAAGCTTGCAATCGGAGCCGGTAAAACGACAGAAACAAAAATCGACTATAACCCAACAAAAAAAGCAACCATGCCGAAATGGATGGAAAGGAGCAATTCATGAACTACAAAGAAACATTCAAAATACCGTTCGAGATGACGAACGGGAATGATGGCAGAGGATCAAAATGGTTCTCGTCTTCAAAGATGCGTAAAAAATACGAGTCTGATCTATGCAAACTAAGGATGACCAGGAGGCCATTCCCTTACCCTGTCGATGTCCACGTTGTGAGAGTCCTTGGCAAAGGGCAGCGACTATGGGACACGTCAAGCATCGGGCGAGGCAACTGGAAAGAGATTGAAGATGCGCTTGTTGCATGCGGATGGTTTTACGATGACAGCCCGAAGTTCATCACGATGACGACGTTTGATCAGGACGAATGCCGAAAATCATCAGGCCCGTTCATCGAGGTGACGATCACTAAAAGCGGCGAGCGTTTTCAGCCGACAAATGGAGGGGAGGTGATGCTATGAGTGGATCACCTTACCTGGAACACATCGCCTATCTTGAACAGGAGATCGAAGAACATCGCGATCAGATCGAAGCAATGGCCGCGAAGATCTATGGGTATCGGAGGCAACGCGACGAAATGAAGCGACAACTCACGAAGGCGCTTGAAGAGATGGTAGCACTTCGAAAGCTCACGAAAGGGCTTGAGGAGGAAAACCGCCAATCTTCTGATTAAAGGGTTCCCTACTTTGGGAAATTAAGAATAATGAGCGAATGACCACTTTGGCGAGCGGTTCAAGTAAAGGCTTTTGCCTCCTTGTGTTGATTCTGACCGCTCGCCAGCACTCTTCTTAGAATCACACAAGGGGGAACCTTTATTATGATTATCATCAATCAATGGTGGGAAAAATTTGAGAACGCTGGATCTCGAAAGCTCCAGACGATTCGGCACTTTTGCTCTCCATCCGGAAACAACTCGAAGGGATACCGATCTCTGATGAAGATGGGGAAGGATGGAATCATCGCCTTCGGGGTCTTCCAGGCACTCTGCCAAATGATCGCGACAATGGCTTCCGACGCTCGCAAAAAAGGAGCTGCGGAAGGGTCGAGTGGAGAGCCTTTTGACCTCGCCGACCTCGCCGACTTGACTCGGATCGACGAAAAGACGCTTTCTAAGTCAATCGAGATCCTCGTGGGCATTGGATGGCTCTCTATCCCTGATAGAATCAACGATTTCCCATCGTCCGCCAGTGATCTCCCATCGTCTCCCAACGATCTCCCAATACATGCCCAAGGGAGAGGAGAGGAGAGGAGGGTAGAGGAGAGGAGAGAAGAGGAGGGTCTATGTCCGCAAGCGGACGAGAAAGGAATTCTTATCGATCTTTGGAATTTGGCTCCTGAGAAATCGCGAAGGAGATCGAGCAAAGCCCAGGTGTTCGAAGCTTGGCAGAAGATCAAAGCATCATCGAGGCCACCAAGGGAAATTCTAATCTCAGCAATGACCGCATGGTCGCAGTGTGACGACTGGACAAAAGACGAAGGGGAATACGTCCAAGGTCTGCACCTTTGGATAAAGAATCGAAAATGGGAATCGCTCCCAGAGTCAAAAAAACCCGCATACTCCGGTAACGAAAAAATCCTAAAACTATCCGACCTATGAACGACGATTTCCCAATAATCCCAGAAACCGAGAAGGCCGTCTTGTCAGTCCTTGCGAACCGTTATGATGGCTGGGATGATGAATACCTAGATGAGTCAATGTTTCACCGTCCATCGCACAAGCGAATCTTTGAACTTCTCTCGACTGACACTATGCCGGACCTCCGGACATTCGTCGAGAAGCTGATGAAAATGGATCTCCTCGAAAGCGTAGGAGGCCCATCAGCAATCACCGAAATCTGGGGATTTGCGATCAAGGCTCACCACTTTAAAACTGACGTGGCGAAACTGCGGGAATACGCCGGACGCCGAGCGATGATCACAGTCGCCAGCGAAATGATGACCATTGCGCGCACGGAGAGCGATTCTGACGCGCTTTTAGTGCCAATCGGGGAACCTATTACCAAAATACACGAAACGCTCACAGCGACCGTTACAGAGCAGAGTAAAAAGAAGATCCTTTCCGACATTCTCGCGAATTATGGTGATATGGTGAACGGCAAGACGAGCCCGATGGGTTGGACTGTCTCACTGCCGACTCTCTCCCGCGCTCTTCGTGGATTCCGCGCCCCTCGTTACATGGTCCTTTCTGGCTACCCTTCGAGCGGAAAAACACTGATGGCAGTGCAATTCCTGATCGACTTTGCGAAGCAGGACGTTCCTTGCCTTTTTATCGGATGCGAGATGCCGACTGATCAACTGATGACTCGGGCGATTGTCACGAATGGCCGATTCGATCCAGGAATCATTTATGAGCCTGTCGAATACGCGATGAGGAAGCATGGATCGAAGCCATCGAGAGAGGACATCAAAAGAGTTGGAGATTCAATCAACAGCCTCGTGAACATGCCGATTCACTTCGAATATGCGATTGCGCCTCAGATCGGGCAACTCATTACGATGATTCGACGGGCCAAGAAACGCCACAATATTGAAGCGGTTGCGATCGACTATTTGCAACTGGTTCGCGATACGTCCGCCAAAGGAATCAAGGAGGTTGAGCTGACGAACATTTCCCACGCTCTCCAGGCCATTTCTAAGGAGCTAGGAATCATGGTGATCGTCCTATCTCAACTCAACAAAGAGGGGGGAACGAAATACGCAACCACAACGCAGGAAGATGTCGATTATCATCTCAAGATCATGCAGGTGATGGATGAGAAGGATGAGGATTTCAAAAAGGTAACAGGGCTCTTGATCGACAAGGATCGACACACCAGCCGGAGCGGATACAAGATTCAGATCGAGAAAGCTGAAGACGGCCTATTTTTTAGAGAAATCGAATACAACCAATGACAAAACAACAAGCCATCGAAGCCCTAAATCCGTGCTCGAAATGCCAAGGAAAGCCCGTTATACTCTACGATCCTGGAAGCAGTTACACTAAATGCTGGCTAAAAGATCCAGAATGCCCTTGTATCGAGCGTGCGCCTGATATGGAACTGGATTTGCTGGTCGAGAGGATTAACGAAAAGAATGACTAAATCTATGGACTCAAATTCTCATGGAATGACATTGCGAGGCTATCAATCTTCTATCGTTAGCGAGACTCTGACAGCACTTGAAACTCACTCTCGTGTGGTGGTCGTCTGCCCTACTGGATCAGGAAAAACCGTTATCGCAATTCATGGACTACTGCCAAAACTACCAGGCAAGAAAGCATGGGTGACGCATAGAAAGGAGTTGGCGAAACAGGCTCGGGAATACGGACAATCCATTGACGTGTTCATGGTGCAAGGCGAAATGCATGGTGAATATGACACAATCATCATCGACGAAGGACACCACGTCTGCGCCGCTCAGTATCGCAAAATTATTACTGAATACCCATCCGCTAAAATCATCGCTCTGACCGCAACTCCATACCGAATGGACGGCGTAGGACTAGGGTCTTGTGGATTCTCTCGGATAGTCCATGGTCCTGATGCCTACGACCTAACGGAAGATGGGACGCTATGTCGCGCTCGTGTCTATATCCCGCGATCGGAACACACGGCGGCATGGTCTCCTGATGCCGCCGCAAGGAGGATCATCAAAACCGAATTCACGAAGGGAATCGTATTCTGTCGATCCGTGCGAGAAGCGCAAGAACTGACGCAACTTCTGATTAATGCTGGAATCAAGGCCGCAAGCATTGACGGCGCAACTGACCCGAAAAAACGGGAAAAACTCTTCCACAGCTTCTCCAGGGGAAATCTCAAGATTATATGCAATCACACGATTTTCACGGAAGGCGTGGACGTGCAAAATGTGGATCTTGTGGTCTTGAATCGACACACACTAAGCCGATGCCTCTGGAAGCAGATGATAGGGCGCGGAACGCGTAACGCCCCAGGAAAAACAGAATGCACGGTGCTAGACCTAGCAGGAAATGGCGTGATGCATGGCTCAATCTACGACCGTGAAATCTACGATCTCAATGGAAAGGTGGAATCCACCGAATCCAGAACACTCACTAAACGGGAATCCTCAGATGAGGAAAAAGAATACAAACACAACCAAGGAGAGGAACTAAAAGAATGGAAACCACAACCGAAACCAATCAGGATCATCGAGAACTTACAGCGACTGAAATCAAAATCACCCTTGCACAGATTGAGGATAGGCTTGTAAGATGGCTTGATGCAGCGAAAGAGTGCAGAGACGAATTTCAGGCTGACGAATTTGAGGCTGACGAATTTGACGAATCAGAAAAAAAATACAGAGATAAGTATGATATTCCATATGGAGTATGCTTGTTTCCTTGGGAGTCTGCATTTCATTCAGACAAAGACATATTCATGAAGTTTGCCAAAATGTGGGTAAGAGGAAGCATGGATGAAGAGATATTCCAATTATTCACTTTCCACTTTGGAGAAATCGTAGAACTTGACTACAACTGGATTCTAATGGAGTCACCTTCTTTTTACTATGAGTCGAAATGGCCAGATAAAGGAGATCAGCCTAACCTTGACGAAATAGAGGCTGAACTTAAAAGAATCGGAACAAGGTCCAAGAAGAAGGCGCGAATTAATTTCAAGCTAAACATCGGACACGCCTAACTCTCTAGATAAAAACCATAAAAGACTAAAACCAGAAATACCAATGAGCGAAAAAATACAAATCAGCGGCACGGTCGAAACCGTCCTACCAGTCGAAACATTCCCCAGCGGCTTTTCAAAGCGCGTGCTGGTGATCAACACGGGCGGGAAGTATCCCCAAACCGTGCCAG